GCGCTGGCGAAGTAAAGCGGATCGACAGTCGTGCTTGTTGAATCCAAAACCCAGAAAATCTGACTGTCTGGTTGGTTATAGACAAACCAACCATCCAAAAAGCCGCATCCGACAGCGCCTGCAAAAGGAGCCGAAAGCTGCGTTAGAAAAGGGCTAAATGTCAGAGTGACGCCTGTATTGGTGGCAGTCGCAGCGGCTGATAAAACAAAATCAGTTCCGTTTGTAACGCTCGCAACCGTCGCGCCTGTAGGTATGCCCGTCCCTGACACAGGCTGACCAGGGTAAAGATACGTCGTGTCGCCGCCCGATACAGTCGTGCTTGTGTTGGTCGTGTTAAATGCAAGTTCTTTATACGTGCTATTGTAAATATATCCGTTCGTTCCGGCAGCGATAAACATCTGCCGCCCGTTGTCGGTCATATTGACTTGGCTAGAGCCGGAAATTGTTCCTATCGCGGTATAGTTCCAGTCAGAATCAATCCGATAAAGCGTCGTTGCGGATACCGCATAGCCATACGCCGTTGTCGCTGACTCGCCAGGAGCCGGGTCTATTGTGTCGCTTGTAAACGTCCAAAGCCCACGGACTGGCCCTGCGCCTAACGTCTGAAGAAAGCGCAGCCCTGGCGCGCGTTGTAGCCACGCAGGCTGCTTACCGCCTTCAGGCACAACTTCAGGGAATAGATTAACCATACGGTTGTCAGCCGCATTTGGACTGCGGGTGACATAACTAGAGCCAAGAATAGGCGTTGCGACCATCAGTAGTTGCCCGCATAGATGTTATAGCGCTGACGTGTGCCGACAATGCTGTAAGGCAGCGCCATGATGTCGTCAGGGTTATTGATGCGCTTCAGATTGCGCTTGCTATACATAGCGATCCGGCTGACCGTAGGCGATGGCTCAACGCCAAACTCAGGGGCCAGCTCGCAAGCCAGATTGTAACGGAACGCCCGTAGATACCCTGGCGGGAAAAGGATCGCCGTTGCTAGATTAGCAGGCTGCGACAGCTTTTCTACTGAAATGAAATGCCATTCTAACAGTCTTAAAGGGACTGGATAGATGACCATATCAATGTTCGGGTAGGTCATATTGGTGAATATGACCTGTGGGTAAGTAGACGTTACGGTCTTAACCGCAATGCCGTTATATTGTTGCTGATTGATAAATTTAATGCCGTAAGACACGTTGGTCTGCGGGTCGCGGAAGTAGGTAGAGTCGTCCAGCAATACAGGGCGCTCGCCCACGAAGTCGCCGGTCGGGCCTAGCGTGCGGTTTTTCTCGCCTGCGGGCCAAAGAAAGGTCTGATCCTGAGTTGAGAACACCGACAGTCGTTCGGTATTCCAACTGTCGATCATTTGATTCAGAGCAAATAGCGCGTCATTCGCTGTCTCTGACGAGGGCGTTTCGCCTTCGGCTAACACTCCGAGGAGCCTCAACGCTCCCACGATCTGATCGTAACACGAATATGTCGTCATTTGGGTCGAACCTCTCCCAGCCGTTCTCAATATCGGCTTCGGCCTCTAGGTCGAGACACGCCACTTTAACCCCATGTTCGGGGTGTTTCAAATAAATAACAGCCATATGTAGCTTTCTATTAATTGGCGGGCCGTAGCCCGCCGATTTTAATTAGGTGAGAACTGGAAATTCCCATTTACCCGCAACTGACGTGAACAGTTTACCAGCGCCCGTAGCGTTAGTCGTTGTTGCCAACGATCCCGCAGGGGCAGTCGTGGTGGTCGTTCCAGCCGTAATAGCAGTAGTCAGGAAATACAGACCAGCCGTTGCGTTAGCAACAACAGGGCCGGTAGTAGCCGTCGAGGTAAACGTGCCTGAGACAGTAGCTGTCGTCAGAGTCGCGCCGGTAATCGTAGGAGCCGAGATAGTGCCTCCGCTGATCGTCGCGCCCGTAATGGTTGTGCCACTTACGAGTTCGGGATCAGAAAAGGCAACACCTACAGGTTTTGTGTTTGGCATTGCCTTTATCCTTTATTACGAGATGCGGTAAAGCGCCCAAGTGGTAGCACTGGTCTTACGAGCGCGATAGCGCTGTGTCGTTCCAGCAACAGCCGCAATGGTCATCAGACCCTGACTGCCAGAAGTGCCGATTGACCAACCCGTGTTTGTCGTCACAGTGATAACGCCAGAGCTGGAACCATCGACGTTGATGATCGAGAAGTCGAAGGTTGCGCCAACTTTAACGACCGCTATAAGTTCGGCTTCAAGATTAGCAACAGTCGGAAGCGTATAAGCTGCCGCTGAAGCGCCTGGGCTGCCAAGAATCAATCCACCAACGACCTGTGCAGCCGTAAGCGTAGCCGCGCCCGCGGGGATAGCCGCAGGGGTTGGCGTGTTGATGAAATTGGTGCCGGACAGATTGCCGTCACCTACCTGGTAGCCACCTTCGCCGTTCGGAAGCGCGCCGTAAGGGCCAAACGTCTCAAGCGGGTAAGCCGCATTTGCAGTTGTAGTCATGGATTAAACTCCAATAATAGGTGAACAAGGGGGCTTTAGCCCCCTTTTACTTAACCCCAAAGGCGAACGGCCATCTGCGGACGAATCACGCTGTAGCCATAGAGCACGTCAATACGGCAAGGCAGACGATCATTGTTGATGTCATACTGACGAACAACGCGGAGCGAAATGCCATTGTGGACTTGACGGCTTGCCATATCGACACCCTGCGGAAGCAGAAGATCGGCGGTAGCGAAGCTGATCGCGTCACGATGATAGATCAAGTTCTGTGGATACTGCGTTGAGGCAGCGCCAAGGAACGTGACCGCTTTGCCAGATACTGGCAGAGCGTCAACCGTAGCAAGAGCCTGAGAAGCCGAATACATCGCAGGAACAGTAACCGAAGCAGTCGTTGACGCCGTAACGTCAGCAAGAGCTACGAACTGATACAGCGAGCCGGTTGACTCACGGGTCTGTGGGTTGACAGCATACACGTCAGCGATGGTGAACACGTCGCCAGCTTTGATCGTCGTGGTCGTAAGACCCGTCAGAACAACAGTCGTTGAACCTTCGGTCGTGACAGTCGCATTGACAGTTACGGTGCCAGCGCGTGAGCCGGTCGTGAACTGCTTGATTGACTGAGACATATTCAGCTCGTCGTAGCCGAGGATGCCTTCACCAAACATGCCGTTCTTGAACTGCTTCGAGATAGCTGAAACAGGGTTGAACAGACCTTTCATGCCTTCGATTAACGCAGCGTTAGCGGCTGGGTTAACAGTGGCATAACGTGGGCTCATAACCGCAGCGTTCTCGTTGAGCTTCTGTTGAGCTTGCAACAAAACGAGCGACGTAGCAGGCGTGGTGCCTGGGGTGCCGACCGAGTTGCCGATGTATTTGAAGCTGTTTGCAACGTCGGCGTCGATAGAAGACGCGAGCTGCGAAATACGAGGCTTCAGAACACGTTCAGCGAAGTCGTCCAACTGCATCGTGAGTTCGGCGGTCGTGAAGTTCACGCCGATGTGCTTCTGGCTGGAAACAGTGAGCGTGGTGTATTGCTCGTTGTCGTCCTGAACCTGAAGGGCAGCGCCGTCCGTGACCAATGCGCGGTCAGGAAGACGGATGCGAAGGGTCGAGCCGATCTTAGCGCCTTCTACAGCGAAAGAGTCGTCATACTGACGGTTTACAGTGCGCGTGAGGACAAGACTATTCTCAAGGATCTCAAGAGCCTTGCGAGTAATCATGTCGATTGTTAAAATCGAGTTAGACATGATTTAATTACCTACGGTTTTGCGCTTCCCACTTCTTGATCTGTCGCAACCGTTCGGCTTCAATCCATTCTGACGTTGACATCGACTTCAGTGACCGAGGGTCTGTCGTATCATATCTAGGGCCGGAGCTTGACCGAGTAGCCGTGACAGGAGCAAGAGGAGCTGGCGCAGTTGAAGTGCGTTTTGTCGGCGGATCAGAAGCCAGTTTGGCCTCGATTCTACCGATCTCCTTTGCTTGCAAGATCGGCGGCAAATTGGCTATTCGATGGGCTTCTTTAGGATTAGACCCTAAGTGATAGATCACTTCGGGGCCAATATCGGACGCCTGTATCGCTTGAGCCATATAGTCCGTTACGGGAAGATTCGGGTTGTATGCGACCTGTTCAAAGTCATCATACTTGCTCCGAGCATCTTCTTCACGGTCTTGATATGCCTCAAGAACAGCCGTTTGTTGTCGCTCTGCTTCTCTTCGCGCTAGAAGCTGTTGAGCTTTTTGCTCCGCCAATGCTTCCGCATAGGCTTGAGCGTTCTCAAAGTCATCTGGCGCTGGCGGAGTCGCAGCTTTAGCCTGCAATTCTGCCTGAAGTTGAGCTAACTCTTGGGCTGCTTTAGCCGCATTCAGCTTCTCTTTGCGAAACCGCTTGTCGATCAGAGCGTCCAACTCTTTTTGAGTGAACATCTTTTCGGGCGGCTGTTCTTCCGGTTTATTTTCCTCAGTCGTTGGGGCCACCGTAGCTTCCAACTCTGGCGCGGTGCTTATCTCCGCTGTAGCGAGATCCTCGTCGCTCACGCGACCTCCTATCTTCCTAGCTATCCGGCTAGTCGGTAACCTGTATTATTACTCTTTAGGCGTCTGATCGTCAACTAATACCCAGTAGTGTCTTTAATTCATCTACCGTTAGCCCCGCCGCCGCAAGTTTCTCTTGTGGCGTTAGCGGTGCTGGTTCTGGCGGCGGGACGTATGGGTTAGGCGCGTTGCCTTCAGCTACCCAAGCGAGATAGGCTTGATAGTCTGTATTGGCTTCGTCGGCAGGAATAGACGCGCCATCAGCATCGCGGGTAACTGAGCTATTCAATGTAAGTGTATATGTCATCTATAGCTCCGCAGACATTGTTATGTAATTTGAGTTACTTCCAGGGACAGCCAAGGTTCCCGGTCTTG